CCATGCGAGAGACATACCACTTGGTCCAGCTCCGACGATGTGAATGTTCATTCTACCTTTAACCCACATTTATTTTAGCGACTGCGACATTCGCAGCGTTCGTGGCACTCGTACTAAGAAGATCAACAACACCCACAATGAGCATGGCTTGTTGGAGCATAACTAAAGTTCTCGCCGTTGAGCTTTTTGGGTATATATCACCAAAGCCCACAGTTGACTGAATTGTAGATGAGAAATAGAAAACATCCATCATAGAAGCTTTGGAATCAATGCCGTTGAAGTGTTCCCCACCTGATCGAGCTAGAAGATAATAAAAGATTGCAAATATCAATATAGTCACAAAGTTTAATGTAAGAACTTTTAACATTTATATTAATCCAGATTCTTTTCTCTCCTCTGGAGTCTTGATGGCATACATGGCACTAAGAAAGATCACAGTGGAGATGAGTGCGTATTCAATGTCTTGTGTGGCACTGAAAGCAATCAACATGATCGACAAGAATCGGAAAGTCTTGCTGTTGAAAAGAGTCTTAAGGTTCTTTGGAATTTTAATCGCGTTACCTGAGAACAAACCTTGATACAAGATGATGAGGGTAAACAAGATTGGCTGTGCCTTAATGACGGCTTCAGTTGGACGACTGACTGGACCAAGAAAGTTGGAGAGCTTTTGCATTTTAAATAACCTAAGATATTTTTTAAAAAGTTGAAAAATAAAATATCTTCACAGAGTAGGATGCTATGCGTCGCAACCCATAGACCACTGAAACCCCCTCAGTCACAGAAGATGAAGACCTGGAAGTTTGCCGCCAAATTTGTATGGAAAAATAATTTTGTAAAAGATAAGGCAGAACTTGGGTCTTGGACGAGGGATCAACTTTTGGAACTTGGACCGACTTTTGTGAAATTGGGTCAAATCGCATCTACGAGAGCCGATCTGTACCCTCCCGAATTCACAAAACAGTTGGAGTCTTTACAAGACAATGTTCCTCCAGTGGCATATGATGTTGTACAAGATGTTGTAAATTTAGAATACTTTGACGAGTTTGAACCAATACCATTCAAATCTGCGAGTATTGGACAGGTACATCGCGCAAAACTGAAAAACGGGAAAGATGTCATCGTCAAAGTCAAACGACCTAATATATATGAGACTATGAAGGTGGATACAGATAATGTCCGTGAGATTGTGCGTTTTTTGGAAAAAGTTGGGGTTGACACTGGGAATAGCTCAGAGTTTGTGCTCAATGAATCCATCGAGTACCTTTTGGGTGAATCAGATTATCAACAAGAAATTGAGAACGCTGTGCGCTTTCGAAAGAATATGAAAGATGTAAAGTGGATAAAGGTACCAAAAGTCTATAAGGATTTTTGTACGGATGACACCATCGTCATGGAATATGTTGAATCTGAAAAACTCACGGAACTCACAGATCCAAATGTAAATAGAAAGAAGATCTGTGAAGCTCTCATCAATTCCTATGTGATCCAAACGATGGACAAAGGCTTTTTTCACGCAGATCCCCACCCCGGTAATTTAGGGTTTTCATCTAAGGGCAAGTTAGTCTTCTACGACTTTGGTCTCATTGTAGACCTTTCCGAAGAACTTCGCGATGGGTTCAAACAACTCTTCGGATGTATAATAGACAAGGACACGAAGGGAATTGTTCAAATTCTTGTGAACCTCGGTGTCATAATACCTATGAGTTCAGATCTTTCAGATATTGAACTCTTTTTTGAAACAGTTTTGGGTTATCTTGAAACCCTCGATGGTTCAAATATAATAAACGACGATATAGCGGCACAACTTGCGGCTGAAAAGCCATTCATGGTACCGACGAGTTTTGTGTATTTAGCAAAATCCTTCTCGCTCATAGAGGGTATATGTATCCAGTTAGATCCAGAGTTCAACTACTTCACCTACCTAGAACCCATGATCAAACAACAATTTGTGGAATCAGTTGACATACAAGATGCTATCATGAAGACGGCAGAAATGCCCGCGAAGATACGAAATATAAGTACGGCTGTTTTGGGTTTGGAGAAATCCAAAGCGGCCATGAAAAGGTCTATGTCTAAAACAAGACAAGATATACGCATGGTTCAGTATAGTATAGTGAGCGCGCTCATGGCGCATCAGTTTGACGATACACCATTAGCGATGGCGTTTGTTCTGTGTACTTTGTGGTTTGCGTTTAGTTCTCGTAAAAATCGATAGCGACTTCTTCCTTTTTCTGAGAACCCTTGAAGAATTCCTGGTGTTCTTTGAAGATTTCCTTGACACGCCGTTGTTCATCGCGGCTAATATCCGACAACTTCTCTCGGATCTTACCCACGTCTGTGTCATTTTGTTTCTTCATCTTCTTACCAAACTTCTTGAAACGGTTAGTCTTCGCCATGAAAGTTGTAGATGTTGTGAGAGAGAACATTTATTATCTACTATCTTTTTATTTTTAAGCGCTTCAACTTTTCTTCAAACTCACGCCTCTCCCCCGGTGAATCTATCTCTTTTCCTGTGGCGAGAGCCTCAATCTCCGGTCCCGTGAGATGCATCGCGTTTACCCTAAAATCCCTGAACGCCTCCATTCGTGATGGGTGCGAGAGGTTCAACCAAGTCATAAATAGCATTCGCATAGTCCCTGATCTCCTTTTGGGCGTGATCATCCATACGAAGATGGAGATAGTGCATCAAGTTGTGGAGGTTAATCTTCCAATAGAATTCGGTATACGTACACTGTGGGAGGTTGCCACGCGCCTGTTCCCGACACACCCCCTCCTCGAGAAGGCTCTCATACAATGTAAAAGAATGTTCTAAATGTTCGTTAATTTGGTTCGTCTTTTCTTCATTGACCTCCACAACTCCCTCAGATCCCTGGTTATTTACCTGAGACTGACCTCGTAGAACTCCTGGGTTGTAGTACTGTTTCGGTACGACGGAGTAGCGGGCGGAGAGTTCATTGACGGAGGCTGTTCGATGTCGAAAATGTTGACGGGCGATGTAGAGGGGCATCTTGATGTGGAACTTGAATTCCACCATTTCGAAAGGCGTTGTGTGCCAATGTCGAAGCAAGTACCTGAGGAGTCCTCGGTCTCCTCGGGAAGTCTTTGTTCCATCCCCATATGAAACTCTTGCTGCTTGGACGATTGAGGTGTCCAAATCTTGTTGCGGCATGTGATCAACCAATCGTACAAATCCTTGGTCCAAGACATCTTTTTGCATAGTGTTCTAATTCTTAGTTCCCCCCAAATCTTTAATCAAGTCATCGATATCACGATAGTACCTTTTGAGATCCTTCATAAACCTCTTGTTATTCTCAAGAACTTCACACTCAGGTTTGTTGAGATAAATCCAAGCTAGGTTTGATTTTGAATATTTTGTCCTCTTTTGATTGTCATTAGGTTTGCGAGCCACCAACTTGGTGGACTTTTTGGGTTTCTTGGTGGTTGCTGTGACTTCCACGCGATTCACAAAACTGAGAGCCTTGCATGACGGTGTCAGCCAGGTCATCCTTCTTTTTAGACTTGAGAAAGGTCTCCAACCAATGAGCGTTTGTGGGTCCACTCCGAATGAATTCTTCACATCTCTCGATGGAGACCTTCTTCCGTTTGTTATACTGCGCTTTCCCAGGGCCAGCGACATCTGGAATCTTGTGACGCGCATCATAGAGGATTGTCTCCGCATTAGGACATTTAATGATAAAGTATGCATGGAGGAAATGCATGACGGATACCATTTTCTTGTTACGATCTGGTTGCTTTTCTATGAGGATTGTTTGGGCAGTAAGAACCCAAGGTCTTTCATCGAGATGCTTTCTCAAGGAGACATATATACCATCTTTGTGTTCGGGTGGGACACCGGAGACATCCCATTCCTCCACAAGATTAGAGGTTTCATTGAGTAAGCACATGGCTAAATTCCGAATACCAACATCAATACTCAGAATCATTAATTTAAAGGATCTTTATATCTTTAAATTAGAAACGACGCACCCAAGACGACTGGCACCCGCTTTACCTAAATTGGCAGTAGCCGACTGTCCAGCTGGGGAGAGACCGATGGCTACCATCGCAATCACGAGGAGGCAGCAGCAAATAAGGCAGGCAATGATGGCATACTTCGCTGGACCGCTGATACCTTCGAAGAAAGTACCGATGATATCCGCATAACCCGTATTTTCGGTTATGGCACCACCACCCGCTGCAACTGAAAGTTTGTTCATCACTTCACTTGAAGCAATAGCACCAGTGAGTGCCTTTGTCACGGCTTCGGCGATCACTTGTGCATGGACATCTTGACTCCAGTTGATATCACCACCTTCGCGGCAATCATACCCATCAATGATGAGATCACCACCTTGAACAACAACGCTTTCGGAGACGGATTCATTTTCATTGACGGTCTTGATTGTATTCTCAACAATATTTTGAATTTCCATTGTGACAGATTGGTTGACATTTTGTTTATCACCGAATTGAAAGTTACCCATTTGTGTAGCCTTTTCAATTTGAGCTTCAACTGCAGCCTGCATTTCGTTTGTGATGGCATTTTTAATTTCAGTTTCATTTTCAGCAAGTAATTCCGAAGATGATGTCACCATGGATTCAACTTTTTGATTAAAGTTTGAGGAGCATCCTCTCACATTTCTCATGACCACACGCAAGTTTTGAACAACCGCACCCGAGGCGACCGCCGACGCCTTGTTTTCTGTGATTGATTCAAAAATACTTTTGTTGATGGCAGACATATTGAAATTTTGATTAATCGTTTGGGAACCACCTCCACCCATGATGTTATATTAATGTGGGCTGAGAAAAAAAAAATGTAATCGTATTACAAATGAAACTCAACATCAGGAAGATGTCATTGAACCAGGTGGTCCTTGTGTTGGCTATCCTTGTTGTCGTGGGTTGGAATATCATGCGTGTCAAACGGGAAAAGTTGGAAGACAAGAAGTCTGAAGCTATTCTCTATGTTGAGAACTCCGAAGAACCAAATCCATTCATTGTCTATGGTATGGTGAAGAAGCAAACCGATGATGAAGAGAAGCAAAAGAAGGCTCTCACCTTGGCGAACGAAAAGAAGACGGCGGAACTCTTGGAATTTTTGAAGACTTTGTAAGTATCTATAAACTTACCTCTCCCTCAGGAACTTATATATTTTCTGAGGTAAAGATAAGACCCACGATGTCGTGTAAATACGCATTATGTGACCACTGGACTTGGGATGGTGATGGATCATGTTGGTGGTGGTCAAAAGGTAACTATAAAAATACATGTTCAAATAGCTCAGCTGATGGTACCCCAGTTCTCGGTGGGCATGGTTGTAGGGTGTCATCATATAGAATATCTGGTTGTGAGAATCATGAAATTTTGGGGTATTATCAAACTAACTACCGGGGTAATCCCGCAGTATTTAGAGGACCCAGAGGTGATTTGAGAGACAATGCATTAAGGTCTGTAAAAGTTACAGCGATTCCAAAAAGACTATTGAAACGTATCTCAATCGATACAGATGGAGAGTGTCCGGGTGCTACTAACACTTATAAAAGGGCTGTTGGTAAAAAGAATGCGTGTTTTTATGACGATGAAAATGATACAACCTTGCGATCTCTAATGGCTGGTGGTAATAAAACCGACCACGCGACTGCCAAAGAAAAATTTTGCAAACTATCCAAAAATGTATTCAAAAACCCCGGGGGTGGTCCGTGCCTTGAATATGACACCGCCAAGTCACTCGCCAAGGAGTACTGTAGTGTTGGTGATCGGATAGCCAAAGATGCGAGTTGTACCCCAACCAATCTTGGCAACTTTTACGCGGGTATTGCTGAAACCTATTGTAAAACGGCTGCAGGTAAAGCTGATGTGTGGTGTTCTTGTTACAATGTAACGAATAATGTATGTGATACAGATTCCGCCGCGGCGGGATGTGATAAGAAGATGCAGCAGTTTGACAAGTTAGTTGAGGCAACCCCCGAAGGATTTAGAAATGTGTGGTCTGGTAAGGCAGCCTGTTTTGGGGGTGTGTGTCAAGGTGCTAAGTATGTACCCCAAAATGCGAATCAAAACTGCAATGCACCTGTACAAATCTGCGCACAATCATTTGACCTGAGTCAGATTTCCGAATCTTCAATTGAAGCACAGTGTAATTTGACGGCTTCCCCCACAACTGCACCATCTGTGGGTGACGGGCCATCTGGAACTCCCACGGGAACGCCTTCGGGAACACCTTCTGGAATTCCCCTGGGTGGAGGTGGTATTGATATTAACAATAATACAACACGGTTGGCTATTGGTGGTGGTGCACTATTTATGATGTGTTGCTGCCTATTGATTATTATAGTACTAATGTCCTCTGGCGGAGGTGGGTCATCCCGTTTCCGTAGATAAATTCAAAACTTAACTCTCCCTCAGGAACCTATATATTTTCTCAGGTAAAGGTAAGACTCGTATAATGGGTGGTGGTGGTGGATCTCCTCCACCTGAACGGCGATGTAAAAATACAACAAAAGGATGCCGTGTACGTGTATACACGCACAGTAATTTTGGTGGCGCTAATTGGGGTATCGCTCAAACATCTGATAAAGAACATCCTACCGACAATACAATCTGTAGAAAAGCTTGTGGTATATGTCTTCCGGTAGGGGGGTGGTCAAGTCTCAAAGTTTTAGATTGTCCTAATGATGTGGTACCAGTGGGTCATTATCAACGGAATGGATATTCATATCCAATGGGTAAGAGTGGACCTCTCGGTCATTCATTAGCATTGCAGAAAAAGATGTCGGGGTTCCCGGGTGGGTGGAATGATAACATGTATGGTATTAGTTTTCACACCGTTACCAAACCGAATAAAAACCAGATGAAATATGAAATCGTAACGAAAGGAATAAACAAAGGTGGATCTGGTGAAAATGCTCTTCCTAAAATGGGTATTAGTGCTGATCGCGACGATGTAATATTGGGAACAAGTAAAAATTCGAATAAAGCAGCGAGACCGTGTCCGGGTGGGAAGGGGCAATTTATGCAAGGAGCCACAAAGGTGCGTTGTTTATATAGTAAAACAGATGATGTCGCAATGAGAACATTACATACAAATAAAAACGGAATATCAAATGACCCCCGTGCTTCAATGCATGCCGAACTTAAAGATATATTTTGTAATATTCCAGATAATATCTTTAAAAATCCAGGGGGTGGTATATGTCTTGAACATGGTGAGGGTAAAAAAATTGCTAAAGAATATTGTAAGGTCGGTGATCGTATACGTTCTGATGGTAATTGTACAAAAGACAATTTGGGTAATTTTCATGCCGAGTTAGCCGAAACATATTGTAAAACTGCCACGGGTAAAGCAGACCCATGGTGTTCGTGCTACAATGTAACGAATAATGTATGTGATACAGATTCCGCCGCGGCCGGTTGTGATAAGAAGATGCAGCAGTTTGACAAGTTAGTTGAGGCAACCCCCGAAGGATTTAGAAATGTGTGGTCTGGTAAGGCTGCATGCTTTGGTGGTGTCTGTCAAGGTGCTAAGTATGTACCCCAAAATGCAAACCAAAACTGTAACGCACCTGTACAAATCTGTGCACAATCATTTGACCTGAGTCAGATTTCCGAATCAACGATTGAAGCGCAGTGTAACTTGACGGCTAACACAGGTACACCACCGTCGGCGGGTGATGGACCCTCGGGAACACCGTCTGGAACACCTCTGACCTCGGGTGGTATTGGGGACTATATTCCTCAATCCCTTGACGATATAAGAAATGACTCTAAAAAACAATTAGCTGTTGGTGGGGTGAGTGCACTATTTATGTTGTGTTGTTGCCTATTGATTATTATAGTACTAATGTCCTCCAGTGGTGGTGGAGGTAGAGGTCCATCCCGTTTCCGTAGATAAATAACTTAACTCTCCCTCAGGAACCTATATATATTTCTAAGGTAAAGGTAAGAAATCACTATGGGTGGTGGTGGTTCGGCTCCCACTACCATTACAGTTGATCAATGTGAAGAGATGGACAAGATGTTAAAAGAGGAATATGGTGACGATTTCGCAACAAATAGAGAAAAGTTTCCAATCACATCTCAGGCACTCGGTATGCTCGCTTCAACACCATGCGAAGAATATTTTGGATATGAAGATCTGGTCACAGAATATTGCGGAGACATAAAAAACTTCACTGAACAAATTGGTAATGGACAGATATGCGCCGATCGCTTGGGAACTGCTGAGCGTAAGAAGTGGTGTCTTATGGATGATGAAGGTACGCGTCTTAAAACAGATGGTAAGTGTGTAAAGAATTTGTTGCGTGACCAATATGATGCCACAGCGTCGTCTTTTTGTAGCCAAAACCCAACCGATGAATGGTGCGCATGTTACAACCTGAAAAATAAGGTGTGTGATACAAATCCCTCAGCTGCTGGTTGCGACTATTTCAAAGTATTAGAGGACAATCGTCAAGTATTTGGACCTCAACCGGTTATATCAGAAGACCCCGATGATCCCTCAAAAACTGTATACGGATATTCCGATGGTTTCAATATCTTAAAAAATAATGCGCACTGTACGCTTAGGGCGTGTAAAAAGGGTTACATTCCATCAGATGTAAAGAGTGATTGTAAACCTTCATACAATTTTTGTGAAAAGGATATTAACATTCAATCACAATCAATTGCGAGTATTGCTGTTGACTGTAATGCAGACATGGCTGAACTTGTACTTCCAGATTGGTGGAATGAGGAAAGGGATGATAGCTTTTGGGACGACGCGAGAGAACCACCATTTGATAAGTTCCCACTCAATAAGCTTCCCATCACCGCATTCCCTAAAAAATTTAACTGGAAAAACATGAACGTGAGATATTTGACATACTACACAAGCTCGTCATCTTCGTTATGTTGTTTGTGTCTCTTACTCATAATGTCAAGCTTAAAGAGGAGATAGTTTTTTATAATATGTCTTGGTGTTGGTGGTGTTGTCACACCTTTGAGGGTACACCTCTAACTGTTCCTCATCGTTACGACGATAGACGAAGTAAATTTTACACAGCTGGCAACTTTTGTTCATGGAGTTGTGTAAAATCGTATGCGATAGATAAATTTGGTGATGTCAAGGGGAGTATAGTGTGTGGAAACATTGTACTCATGCGACGAAAGATGTACAACCAAATAGGTCATGTGAAACCCGCACCAAATAGATTTAGGCTTGTGGAGTTTGGTGGTGATCTAACAATTGAAGAATTTAGAAAAAATCTCACACGAGATGAGGGACAGCCACAGCCAGTGGAATCATCCCCGGTTATTGATAACGTAATACCCATTATTTCAAACACAAAGAAAATGAATGAAATAAAGAATGCATCTACAAGTAACAACGCTCTAAAACTAAAAAGAAATAAACCACTCATGAGAAACCACAATAATTTGGAGTCCGCTCTTGGATTAGTTATTACGCCTAAAACCTAGTAGTCTACTTTGTTTGTTAGTTGGAATAGATGGTGGTAAATATTCTGATTTTTTACTATTAACCCATTTGGTTCCGTCGTGTGCGATCCAACGAACACCTATCTTTTCGATGGCCTTTCTACAAAGGACACACGGGAGTGAATTACCATGACCATAGCAAGTTTTTCGCTCAACTACGAGTTCACCATATTTTCTCCTTAACCAAGTTGGAAATTTATGAGGTTTATTACCCCTTTTCAAACACTCCCTCCAAAGCTGTTTGATGAGACGCCTCTCCGCGCAACACAGGCAATTGCTCTGTGCCTTCATAGGCTTTTTTGACATGTAACTTTCAACAATATAATATCCCATCAATGTTCACAGTTGTTACACGTCGGTCCCGGGTAAACGAATGCACACCGCTGGCACTCGTTAAGAATGATGACGTTTCTTTTTTTCGGGACAAGTCCTTTTGAAAATTTTTCAAGTTCTTTTATAGTATATAGACCGTAGTTAACAATTACCTCCAATGGAGGAAATTTCATTCTACGATATTAACATTTCAAATCCTTATCTTACTTTCCCTTCATGCAACAGCTAAAGAGATTGGCGACCGCCTGTTTAGCCTTGAGCATACCTGCGAACCCATCAACCATGGCTGGTACCATAGCCTTAAGGACGAGTTCAAACTCACTGTCCTTTTCCGAATCACCGTCAATTTCACCAATCAAGTGATTGAGGATCGCGATGACCAACTTCTTCTTTTGTGGTCCCTCAAGTTTATTGAACTTGGACGCATTAATCATCAACTTCGCAACGATTGGGGGGATATCTTCCTTTTGAAGCCCATCACCCAAGTATTCTCGTTTGATGTCTTCAACCATAGTGATGACACCTTTCGCATCAATTTTACCACCGAATTTTTCCAAGATCGCTTCCATTTTATAATGTTAGTATAGATTAAAAATGGATGCAAACAACGTGGTCGCAGCATTTGCCTTTGGTATAGGTTTCGTTCAAATGTACCAGGACTATATCCGCTCTGATGAAATGGATGAGAAATCTAAAAATGCCATCCTCCTGAGTCTCCTCGCGAGCTGCCTTTGGCTCATCTACCAGTCTAGACAGTATGGTATGAATTTCACGGTGGCGTATACAACGCTCGGTCTAGTCCTTCAATTGTACCTTCTCAACAAAATCCTGGTTAAAGAAAATGAGAAAAACCAATACAAGAAACAATGATTTCAACACTTAGACAACCAATGCTTACTCGTGCAGGGTTTCGTAGATCGCGAAAACATGTGACTTATGCAAAGCAAAGGAGTGCGCTTGACTTTGCAGAAGTTGTAAATGGTCGTGCTTCTATGTATGGAGTTGTATTTGGTGGCGCAAACTGGACTCTTACGGGTCTCAACATTACACAACAAATGCAACAAATTCCATTTGACGCTCTCGCTGTCATGTCATGTGTGTTTGTAGTGATGAGTATGAAAAACGCTGACGAAAAACTTAACGAAAAACAATTTGAAGATTGGGCAACTCGTGAGACGGGGCGAACATTCATGATAATCTTTGCGTTAATGACACTTTTTGGTCTGGGTTCTGGGCCATATTACCAATAAATTCTAACATTCTCACCTTATCCTCCATCGTAAATGTTCCTGCCCTACGCATCACGTGGGCCAAGAGCATCATGAGAATGTAGATATTGTACACGATTGGTTTCATTCTCTAAAACTAATCAACTTAATAAGTTGTTCTCTTGGGTCGCAACAGATAGAAAGAGAAGAAGAGGGTGATTGTATAGAGTGCGGTAGTCAAAGCGGCGAAATTCTTGTCACTGCTTTTGGCATTTTCACACTTGACAGCCCAGTTGAGGGCGGCTGCGCTACCAACAAGACCCATGATAGAGTAGATGAGTGTAAACACAGCACCTTCATTCTTCACAAACTTGGTGACCAAGAGGGTAAATGGAATTGTGAGGGCAATGGTGAGAGTCGCGGCCAAGTATTTGTTGAGGTTCTCTTGGATTGGCTGTCCCTTCATGGCATCACACTTAGAGTAGATGCTCATACCGATGGACGAAATAATCATGTAGAAGAAGCCAAGAAAGAGAATACCCATGACAGTCAATCCCGACACTTCAAGATCAATTTTACCGGACGCAATATTTTTTGCTCTGTTGTACATAGCGGAAGCCTTCTGAGTCGAAGTAAGACTTGACATTTATTATATATTAACAAAATAAAATATTCATAATTTAAAAGATTAAGACAATTTCAAATTATGAATATTTTAGTTTTGGGATCCGAGGGTATTATCGGTTCTAGTTTGTGTAAATATCTCGAAAAATGTAAGTATGTAGTTACACATTGGGATATTAAATTGTCTCACAACCACGACCTCAGTAATTTCGTAAATATTCCCCGTCTTAAAAGTGCGATCGATGCTTCGGATTTTATATTTTTTCTTGCGTATGATGTTGGTGGAGCGAAGTATATATCGGATATAAATATAGATTTTATAAACAGAAATATGATGATCATGTTACACACATTTAACAGTCTTCAGAATAAAAAGTTTATTTTTGCTTCGAGTACCATGTATAATATGAATAATGTGTATGGAACGCTAAAACACGTAGGAGAACATTACACATCAAAATTAAATGGACTATCTGTACGATTTTGGAACGTATACGACTCCGAGGTTATATCACATAAATCACATGTTATTCCTGATATGATTCACAAATGGAAAACGAACGGATATATTAACTTGATGACATCCGGTGATGAAGAGAGACAATTTTTACACGCGGGTGATTGCGCGGAGTGTCTCACCGAAATCATGAAACATTACGATGAAATTATACGAACTGAAAAAACTATAGACGTCACAAACTTTGAATGGATAAAAATAAAGGACGTGGCAAAGTATATATGTGATGATGTGCGTGTCACCGATGTAACTATCACAAATCATGACCGTTGTAACGAACCAAGGAATTTTATATTGAAATATTGGAAACCCAAAATATCTCTACGAGATGGAATTAAGCATATCATCGATGATGGTGTGGATGGTGTGTTTTCTAATCCAACCAATATTTCTAATTTTTGATGAATCCCCGGCGAGTAAATTACTCTCACGTGGACGGTAAAAATCTTTAGAAACCCTCACAATAACTTTATCGTCAATGCTACCAACTTCTTCTACTCCCTCCCCCGACCAATTTATAGTTTTACCCAACTTGGATGTCGTGATTTCAATAAACTCACGAACCGAATATGTTGTCCCCGTCGCGACAATGTAATCATCCGGGGTATCTTGTTGTAACATCAACCACATAGCTTCCACGTAATCTTCTACGTGTCCCCAGTCGCGTCTAGATTCAAGGTTTCCAATGTGAAAACATTCACCAGATTGTAAACCTTTTACAATTTTCTGAGTCACGTAACTTTTATCCCTCTTTGGGGATTCATGATTATAGAGGATGGCAGAGCATGCATATATACCATAGTTTTCCCTATAATTTCGTGTGAGCCAATGTGCGGCTACCTTTGATACACCATAAATAGATCTTGGGTAGAATTGAGTGACTTCATTTTGTGGAACTTCTTTGGTGTTTCCAAACATTTCTGAACTCGACGCTTGACATATTCTACATTTATCTTGAATGTTTAGCTCTCGAACAGCTTCTAGAATATTTTGGAGACCTATTGTATTAACTTTAAATGTTTCCGTTGGTGTTCCACTATTAACTTTCGCTGCCAAATTATATATTTCGATTCTTTCATAATCTGAACACTCGGATACAATATTATACACAGTCAAATAGTCTAACACATCTCCATCACTTCGAGTGAGACGTTTAATCTCGTAACCTTTGTTTAGAAGCAACTCACACATATACAATCCATCCTGACCATTCGCACCCGTCACTATAGCGACATACATTTAAAGAACTAGCTGGTAAAACTTTAAATGCTTGTTGAAATATCAAAAGCTGAACTTATCGATAAGATTACAATTCTCGAGATAAAGTGTGAACGTATTAAGGACATTGAAAAATTGAAAAATATTAAATGTGAATTAGAAATTTTACAAAAACTTGAGTTTCACACCGATGCGAAAGATGCACTGAAAAATGTAAACCAAACTATTTGGGATCTCGAAGATGGAATTAGAAATCTTGAAAATGTACAAGATTTTGGGATTGAATTTATAGAGAAGGCTAGAAATATCTATAAATTCAACGATGAACGTGCAAGAATAAAAAAAATAATTAACCTTGAACAAGGTTCAAATATTATCGAAGAGAAGAGTTATTAAACAAATGTCCATACTTCATCACTAAATACAGTCTTAACAGTTCTAGGCACATAGTATTTATGTGCAACGTCTAGATGGAAAAAGTTCTTTTGAGGATTGCCAATGTTCATGAGTTCTATCATCCAATTGTATGAACTATTCATACAGTGAACTTCATCTGCATTTTCAATTACAGTTATATAATCAAAAATATTTGGACGATCACATTGAAAGAACTCTTGTTTATTATCGGTAATTTTTGAATGTGGTTTATATACAAACTTATCCGTTTGTAGATCAATGACTCGATCTCTTTCGGGGTCATCGTGGACAAAAATGTAGTTTTCATTTTTTATTGTAAATTCTCTCGACTTGTCACGAACGACTTTAAACTTAGAATACATGTATTTCGGGTTTATACCCGCTTGAATATATACACCATGCGCCCAGTTAGACATAACATTTCCCGATCCTTGAGTCATAAATTCCCAACTTTTATCATCCATACCATACGTCGCAAGTGGGATAACGTCACCTTTTACCTTTGACCAAATTTCATTTGGATTTATTGTATCAAGTAAAATAATTTCCACTCTGTCTTGAATATCCCTATACATGAAACGAACACTCTCTTCGTGGCACCGTTTTGCAAAAATGACGACATTATCCGTTTCTGCAAAGTGTCGCACCATACCATTTAACATAATTTGATCACCAAGACCAAGATGGTGTAAAATAGTCTTTACCATCTATCTTTAATTTTATCAAAAACTTTAACTAACATATCTTCGGTCACAAATTGATTATTACCGATATAGATACCATTATCATTTAGAATCGTAACATTTGGAGTTTGAACGGTATTTTTCCATCTATCAAGGAATGGATGTAAAAGAAGATTACCAGACACAATGGGTCTGTGTTCAATATCAAGTTCATTGAAAATGGTTTGAAGTTTTTGTACATCCCCGCGCTTCTTACAAATGAAAGGAAATGCGAAACTACTATTACCTGGGTCATTGTATGGAATATAAAAAATATCTGGATTGAGATGTTTAATAAAACATTCAAAGTTTTTACGCCTTATCGCGATGTTGTCATCCAAACGTTTGAGTTGTTCGATTCCCAAAACCGCATTCAGTTCCGTATTTCTAAAATTATATCCATCTGTTAAGAATAAAAATTGTGGATTAATATTTGGATACTTTGCGATTGTTTTTTCATAATTCTCAGGTAAAAGGTGTCTAGCCATACCATGACTTCGTTTGAGTAACATAAGTTCATAGAGATCGGTGTTATTTGTTGAAATCATACCACCTTCAATTGTAGTCATGTGATGACCATAATAAAAACTAAACGTACTTCCGACACCACTTGCACCCCGCTTTGTACCATCTGGACCCACAACACCATGAGATTCACAAATATCTTCGATAAAAATGGCATTTGGATATCTCTCTCGGAGCTGTTCTACGGGAGCATTCAAACCAAGAAGATGTGTAATGAAAATGATCGCAATATCCTCCTCTGGTAAATTATGCAGATCAAAACTATATCTCTCCAGATCTACATCACAAAAAACAGGTTCAAGTCCAAGTTGAAACACGGGTGATACATTGGTAACCCATGTACACGTAGGTACGAGTACCTTTGAACCATTTGGAATGTTGTAAAGTTCCTTGACTGCCGCCATAAGTAATAAATTCGCTGTACTACCCGATGTTACATACACGGAATGTTTACAACCGAGCCAATGACTCCAATCATCTTCAAATTGTTTGACCATCTTACCACATGTATATTTATCTGAAGAAGTAATGAAATCAACGAGACATTTCTTATCGGATTCGGTAATCGCGGTTTGCATCAAAGGCCACCACATGTTGTACAAAAAACTTAAGTTTCTTTTAAGTTCTTGTAAAATGTATCTTGTTTATTTTGCTTTTCAATCGATTTAATATGCCATAACGCGACGCGGGGATTTGCTTCGAGATTCGAAACCTTATCTGACCCAATGAGACGCTCGTGGAGACCTAGACTCCATTTTATTTTACCATCATTCTTGAAAAAGCGACCTTGATAATCTGGCCAGTTAATCCACCCAAAATCATTTACCGAAAAATTCATACTTTTACACCACTCTTCCGTGTATCCAGGTATAATATTAATTCGTGGTATATTCAATACATCCGAATCGAATGACTTTATGTTTTTAATCAACTCCTCCTTAGGAATTTCATCCGCGTCCAACACAAAAATGTAATCTCCGGAACACTTTGTAATGTGATAATTGCGATGATTCGAAAAATTACCGCAAAATGCGCGTTCATTCACTATAATTCTTTCGTTAAATTTTTCCAATACACATCTTACCTCCTTTGTAACTTTTCCACTATCGACAAGGATATTGATATCATCCTCATCATCAATCACTTTTGCGAGGAATGATAAAAGTGAGTTAAGCTCATTGTGTTCATCGCATACACAAATGGCGTATGTAATTCTCATATACGATTAAAAACGCGTTAAACTTTAACATAATTTAAAGGAAATTTATTATAGTTATTTATGAAGACGATTATAAGTTTGACAAGTATACCTTCTCGGTTTAACACACTCCCCGCGATTGTATATGACCTCGAGAAGCGTCAAAATGTTGACGAAATTTGGGTAAACATTCCGTATAAGTATAATCGATTCCCAGATGTAGATGTTGTCGTTCCAAATTTTCATACATCTTCTAAAGTTATAATTAATCGGTGTGTAGACTATGGACCTGGTACTATGTACATGGGACCGGCCACATCTGAAACATGCGACGCCGATTTAGTCATCGTCGTTAACGATGATACTAGGTATCCAGACAACTTGTCGAGTAAGCTCATTGAATTGTATACAAATGATCCATCGTGTTGGTGTCTATCGGGGTTTAGAGTGGATGAATATATTAACACAAATGGTCACGTTAATAGATACAATCGAGAACAAATTGATGTGACCTGAAAGTTATGGTGGTGTTATTTTAGATATGAAATGGTTACGAGATATGAAGGATATATTTTTAGATTTTTATAAAATTACATATAATGATGACATAATAATTAGTAATTTACTATCTAAGATGGGAATTAAAAAGAAAAGTATATGTGATATGTCATTAAATATAGGTATGATTAAACAATATTCATATGGAATGGGTGAAGATGCACTATTTCAAAACAATGGTGAAGGAAGTCACGTCGAAAATAATAAACGAGTGTTTAAATTGTTACACGAAAAAAACCTAAGCTATTTTAATTATGATGGACAGCCACGTAGAGATCAAAGATAATTGTGATGATTTGGAAACGGTCATGGATGAAATCGCTATATGCATCAGGGAAATGCAATTCAACTATAAACTTGTTGAACGATACACCTGATATCGAAGAACAGGTGTATGAAGTGTATGAATGGTACGAAAAAAATAAAAAGTTTTTAGAAGATTATATGAGTGAAAGGGATATAATAAAAGAAAGATTGAAAAGAATTGAAAAGGATGTCCGATTTCTTAACCATGATGTTCAAAATAACAAAATACAGTTACCCATACAAATGAAACACGGTGGATCATTTTCGCAACTCATGGGGTAGGAAATACTTAAAGAGACCCGATCTATCATTATATATGCGCGTAGTCGTGACCCTGACGAGCATCCCTTCAAGGGAAAAGAATGTCATAAAAACTATTAAATCTATAAAAAATGGAACCGTTGTACCAGACTGTATATACGTGAACTTACCAAAGTATTACCCAAAATTTAAAAAATCACCATCGGATGATTTAATACGTGAATTAGAATCACTCGGTGTCACAGTTAACATGACCGAAGAATATGGTACTCTAAATGATATCATACCCATAATCAAAAGGGAGAAGGAATCAATCGCCGTTATAGTCACCGACAATGCGGAATATTCTACACATTTTCTAGAGTATCTACTAAAAGGGTATGAGGAATTTGGTTGCGCAGTTGGATACTCGGGTATAGCTTATCCTGAACGTGTTATGAGTATATATGGAGGACTGGGATACATAGTCGCGCATACACACGGGGAAGTAACGGATATGTTGGAAACAACGATGGGGTTTTTAATTCCGATGAACCAACTAAAAGTACCAGATGACCTAGATATAGAACCTATGACAGAATTTAAACCTGTATATTTTTCAAATGATTATGTATGGTCTAGATTTTTGGATAAAAAGGTATTCATAAAATATGATAAAATTGGTAGGTTTGGGGATGACTTTTCTAAAATTTTAACACCGATACAAACAAATCCCGAGCATTCACTGTCGGGTGAAGGTAACAATTTATCTAACTTTTTTAGGTCAAGAAACCATCCAATTTTTAAAGATATTGGATATTAAATCACGAGCATTTTCTCGTGACCAACTCGAAGACTCGTCTTCACGGTGACCTTATAACCCGCATCTTTGAGATTTTTACAAAAAGAGACATCTTCCGAACACATTTCACGTAAGAGCTTCCCATCTTCAGTTTCCATTTCTACAAGAGGATAACTAAAGTATGGATATTTAAGATTCTCTATGACACCCTTTCGACACGCGAAAAATCCCATACCATTGTACACAACATTTATATATTCTTCATTCAATATTGGGTCACTCACTTCAATAAATTGAAATGATCCATTCTTTTTAAAGTAGTCCATATCCCACTCCTTGACCGCCGCGTAATGTTTGAGATCTTGCATACGATAGAGACCCGAAATTACCGGATATTTTTCAGTTTCTTCAATAAGTTCAATCACCTGTTCCGGTAAAAAGAAGATATCAGAATCAATCGTGAGCCATACATCGTAGTTTACCTCCCCGTTAAATGGAACTTGTGTCGCACCACGCAGAACATCGAGACCGAGCGTCTTCATTCTTGGAAA